TATCTAACGTAAGTTTAAAGAGGACTTAAGTATGGCTACTTCTGCTACCCCCTATGGGCTAAAACCCATGAATTTGATTGGTGGACAATCTTATGCGGGTTCCACTAGAGAGATAAAAATAGCATCTGGATATGCTGTTAATATTTATACAGGAAGTATTGTTAGTATCGTTGCTGCGGGAACATTGGAAATCGTTACTACTGTAGGTAGTAATGCTTCTCAGTTTCCTGCCGGTACTGTTGGTGTCTTTGTAGGTTGCTCTTACACTGATCCAAGCACTTCTCAGAAAACTTTCAAACAATATTGGCCTACTGGTACAGTAGCTTCTGATGCTGTTGGAATTGTCGTCGATGATCCTGACGTACTATTCATGGGGCAAGCAGATGCGACTGTTGCACAAACAGCTTTGGGGATTAACTGCCCACTTGCTGCTGTTCAATCAACCAGCACAGGCTCAACAACCACAGGTAATTCAACTTCCGCCTTAGACGCAACAGTTGCGGTGACGACGGGAATCGCCTTCAGGATTGTTGACTTTGTTGATAGTACAACATCCACTGTAGGTGATACTTATACTGACTTAATAGTTAAGTTTAATAATCACTCCTACTACAACCCAGTTGGAATTTGAGGAGTAATTAACTATGGCTATAAGTAGAGCACAACTACTAAAAGAACTGCTGCCGGGACTTAATGCTCTTTTTGGGCTTGAGTACAAACGGTACGGTGAGGAACACAAAGAAATTTTCGAGCAAGAAACTTCTGAACGCTCATTTGAAGAAGAGGTGAAGCTCTCTGGTTTTGCAGCCGCTCCGGTGAAAGACGAGGGAAGTGCCATCGCTTACGATAATGCACAAGAAGCATGGACGGCTCGATACAACCACGAAACCATTGCTATGGGATTTTCGATTACGGAAGAAGCTATGGAGGATAATCTCTATGACTCACTTTCTGCTCGATATACCAAGGCATTGGCTCGTGCAATGGCATACACGAAACAGGTTAAGGGTGCGAATATATTAAATCGTGCTTTTAATGCTAGTTACACCTTCGGTGATGGCGTAGTTTTGTGTAGTACCGCGCATCCATTAGTTTCTGGTGGAACTAATTCAAACCGTCCCTCCACGGCGGCAGATTTGAATGAAACGTCGCTTGAGTCGGCGGTAATTCAAATTTCTAACTGGACGGACGAACGAGGGCTTTTGGTTGCTGGTAAACCAAAGAAACTCGTTATCCCACCGGACTTGATGTTTATTGCTCAACGATTGTTGAAATCGGAAGGGCGTGTTAGCACTGCTGACAATGACATCAATGCGGTTAGGTCGATGGGCGTTATCCCCGGTGGGTTTGGCGTTAATCATTACCTTACTGATACTAATGCTTGGTTTATAACGACTGATATTCCGAATGGTCTGAAGTATTTTGTCCGTACTCCTATGAGTACATCTATGGACGGAGACTTCGACACTGGGAATGCACGTTACAAAGCTCGTGAGCGGTATTCGTTCGGTGTATCTGATCCATTAGGAATATTCGGTAGCCCCGGATCATCCTAATAAAAACATAGGAAGGGGTACCTAGTACCCCTTTTTATTTAAACTGGGAAAAATTAGCCCTAGCGACTGTCCCAGCAGACGCTTACCAAGACTCTAGGGCAAAACCTTTGGTAAGGAGGTACTAAAGTGGCTAAAACTACTTTTTCAGGTCCAGTTCGATCTCTTGCAGGATTCATTACTGCTGGTTCAGCGAGTGTCGTTAGCTTAACGGCTGATACGACTTTAACCGTTGCATCTCACGCAGGAAAAATATTATTAACCAATGACGCTGATGGCGTATTTACGTTGCCCTCTATTGACGTTACAACGCCCACTGATGCGACAGATCCCAATCAACTCAACAATCTTGGCGCAACTTTCACTTTCGTGGTGGTTACCGAAGCTACGGATATGGATATTTTGACCGATGGAACGGACAAGTTTCTTGGTATGGTGTATACCGGGATTACCACGGCGGCTACAGGTAAAACGTGGGTTTCTGCGGCTTCTAACGATGTCATCACGATGAATGGTACTACTAAAGGCGGTGATCCTGGGAGTTATATTCGTGTAACGGCAATTGCTAGCGCTCAATATTTTGTTGAAGGAATGTTGCTTGGTTCTGGAACGATTGCCACACCGTTTGCTGACGCATAAAGGAGGTTGCTATGCCAAATGTAGGCGGCAGAAAATTTCCTTATACAGCACAAGGTATGCGCGAAGCCCAAGACTATTCTGACATTAGTGGCGTACCTGTAAACCGTACATATCGACATGGCGGAGCCATAGATATGTACGGTGAAGGTGGCAAGGTTAGGAAAAAGCGTAAAAAACCTAAGTCTAAAGTAATAGCTAATGTTGCTAAAAAAAATATTGACGGTAAATCGCGTGTAAAAACTAAAACCAAATACTGCTAGAGGTGGTTTATGGCTCTTTCAGACGTAAAAGCAGTATTCATTACTGCTGACACAGTGGCACTTGATGCAGATGGTATATCTGTAGCAGCCGCCGTTGGGGAGGACGCAGCACTCGTAATAGGCGGTGCGTTATCTTCTGGCGGCTCTTGTACTTTTAACGCGGGGCGAATTGTAACTATTCTTTCTGCTGGCGATGATTCTGGTATATCGTTTACTGTAACTGGGACTGATGTAAATAGTGATTCCCAAACAGAGTCCATTACAGGTGCAAATGCAGGAACAGCTACTGGGTCTAAATATTTTTTAACGATATCCGGTATTTCAGCAGTCGGTGATCCCGCAGGTAATGTTTCGGCAGGAGTAAATGCTTCTGCTGGTAATGTCATCTTTGCGGGTCGTTCCCGCCTTAAAGGGGTATTTACGGTTAACTCTGCAACAGCAGGGACAATTAGTTTTACAAATACTTCTCCAGCAGGTACTGCTTTGATGAAACTAGGTACTGTTGCTTCGGCTACTGTATCGAGAGATGTCACTGTTCCTGATGAAGGCGTTGTATTTAGTGCAGGCGTTTATGTGCAATATACGGTTGCTACCTTTACTAATATGACTGCGTATCATGCTTAAAGGTAGTGGAGTATGAAATATGACAACTTCCTCGACTGCTACATTTGATCTGGATCTTAATGAAATTGTAGAAGAGGCATTTGAACGAGCCGGTTCTGAATTACGTTCTGGATATGATCTTAAAACAGCCAGACGTTCGCTTAATCTATTATTTGCAGAGTGGGCAAATCGAGGTATTAATCTCTGGACTATAGAATTGGGTTCGCAAACACTAACTGCGGGAACGAACAACTACGATCTTCCTGTCGATACAGTCGATTTATTAGAACATATAATACGAACTGGCTCAGGTACTTCTCGGACAGATATTCCTGTTTCTAGGATCAGCGTTGCTACTTTCGCTGCCATACCTAATAAATTTTCTACTGGTAAACCTACCCAGATTTATATAGACCGTAAAAGTGGCGCTACTGAATCCGGGGGTATCCAATACCCGCAGGTAACTTTTTGGCCTATCCCTGATAGCGCAGACACTTACGTTTTCGTGTATTGGCGTTTAGCTAGAATGTTAGATGCCGGAACCGGCGTAAATACACAAGACATTCCTTTCAGATTCTTACCTGCCTTAGTAGCGGGGCTGGCTTATCATCTGGCGTTAAAAATTCCGGGTAGTGAAGGACGTCTTCAAATTCTTAAACCTATGTACGACGAAGCATGGAACCTAGCTGCTGATGAAGATAGAGAGAAAGCGTCCATATTTATTACACCAAGGCCCATGTACGTATAAATATGGCCGCGCAATTCGCATCAGCTAAATACACAATTGCAGACTGTGATAGGTGTGGATTTCAATACAAGTTAAAAGAGTTAAAGGAAATCTATATACGGGCGAAGAAAACTAATATTTTAGTATGTTTTACGTGTTGGGAACGGGATCATCCCCAGAACTTTCAAGGTATGTATCCTGTTGATGACCCACAAGCGATTAGGAATCCGCGACCTGATACTTCTTATAACCAAACCACTAAAAGTGTTGGAAGTAGGGTATTTCAATGGGCGTGGAATCCTGTAGGTTTTAATGATAGTGACGGACTTACACCGAATGATTTAAAAGCAACCGGCGAAGTAGGCACTGTAACAGTTACGACAAGTTAGGAGAATTTAACTATGGCTGAAAAAAACACGAACCAACCTAAACCTGTACCTGTTCCCAATACGAGTGGGTATCCAGATAATGTCCCTAATACGCAAACTAAGCAGATGAGAGGTAAAGGTGCCGCCACTAAAGGCACTGGGTTTAGTAACAAGTCAGATTAATAAAATATGAATTACACACAGCTTGTTACTGAAATACAGTCGTATACGGAGAATGAATTCGTTACGGCTGATATAAATACGTTTATTACACAAGCTGAACAACGTATATACAACGGAGTTCAGCTTGCCTATTTACGTAAGAACACAACAGGAACACTGACTTCCAGTAATAAATATCTTTCACTACCGTCTGATTGGCTTGATGTGTTTTCTTTGGCCGTTGTAGATGGAGATGGTCTTTATAGCTATTTATTAAATAAAGACGTTAACTTTATTAGAGAGGGTTTTCCTAATCCTTCGACTACAGGCCAACCTGGATATTATGCGCTTTTCGATAGTGACACTCTGATATTGGGGCCAACACCTGATTCGAATTACACGATGGAACTTCATTATTACTATTATCCCGAGTCTATTACTACAGTTAGTTCTGGTACTACATGGGTTGGAGATAATTTTAGTTCCGTATTGTTATATGGAAGTATTTTGGAAGCCTATACCTTTATGAAAGGTGAACCAGATATGATTGGGTTATATCAAAAAAGATATGACGAAGCGTTCGCGATGCTAAAAGAGTTAGCAGAATACAAAAACCGTAACGATACTTATCGAGGAAATCGAAGAAGAATTGCTAATGTTTGATATGGAGGGAAATGTTGGTTCCGTTATGGTAACAACTACTGTAGACCGGGGCATGAACGCTGAAGAATGGGCAGAGGCAGCGGTGCGAAGGATTGTATCTGTGTCAATGGATTCTCCGATGCCTATACGGGAACAGGCTCTTGCATTTCGCGAAAATGTTAAAAATATCCTTATTGATTATTTTAAAAAAGTAGCTCGAAGTGAAAGAACAACTGTAAGAGCTATTTTGGAAAAAGAAGGTTATTTTGAATTAGCTAAACATATTGAGGATATTTGATATGGCTATAACTCAGGCAATGTGTACAAGTTTCAAGAAAGAGCTGATGGAAGCCAAGCACAACTTTTTACTTAGTGGTGGGAACACCTTTAAAATAGCGTTGTATACATCTTCTGCTACTTTATCTGCTGCTACAACGGCTTATTCGGCAACTAACGAAGTTTCAGGCACAAACTATTCAGCGGCAGGAAATACGCTTACTCGGATAGATCCTTCAAGCAGTGG